TTGGTGGGGTTTAAAAGAAACTAACTAGAGGAAACCGATTAATATTCGGAGAAAAACCTCTAAAACAAAGGGCCTCAAAGGCTACATAAGGGAATGACTGTTTATGGCTTTACTTCCTGCGGAAGACTATAAGATCTGAAGGAGCATCTAACCTGAAATTAAAACAAAAAGAAATAGAAAACAGAACTAGGCAGTAGCATTTTTCATATGGACTATATACTCAACCATGACATACCCGACAGTAATGGTGCCGGCGGCGGAAGCATTGAGCAATACAATCTCAGTATGAGCTCCATCGATAAATCCTTGAATGGTTGGAGATGTAGTATCTCCGTACCAAGGTAAAAGGTTCAACATATGGGGCGGAATCGAAACAGAGCACTGCTCAAAGATGGGACAAACCAAGGCGGCCTCGTTAACGGCACTTTGAGCAAAAGTTGTTGAAGCTGTAGAAGCCTCGTCCGTGTCAAAGTAGACAGAAATGGCACCACTAGTGGTGGTTGGGAGAGTGGGAACAAAGGTGATCTTAAGGGACTTAAACACATACTTATCATAAATATTGCTGAACTTATTCAGCCAAGTGAAAGCGGTGTTACCGATCCCAACAAAGGATCCAACTAGACCCGAAAGAGAGATAACGCCAGCGGTGGCGGTGCCCTGAACAGTTAGAACAATCTCCTTGTTATGTACAGAGATGACGCCGTTGGGGAGTGCGGAGATGCGTTTAGTTGGCATTTTAAACGCTACTCCGACGTTGGTGGCCGCTGCAACCCTCTGGGTTGTGGGGGATGGCCTGTTTTGGCGTCTCTTGCCAGCTTTTCGAACTTTCTGGCCTTTCGTGGGGCGGGTTCGAACGGCGTTTGACTGTTTCATGGCCATGGTTTCGATGGATATGGAGGTGGATATTTATGAAGAAGATTTTGGAAAGAGATAGTAATAATAATAATAATAATAATAAAATAACGCTGATAGATATAAGATAATTAAAAACTACAAATACCTAAACCTTAGTAATAATAATTCACTCATAAAATCCATTTCATTCCGGAAAGAAATGAAAGATACCTAAATATAGTGTGGTTAACCAGTTCATAAGGAACGGATGCACTGTAACAAGCCAGTTCGAACTCCCGTTGCGCCGCAGGCGGAATTCCAGTCTGGAGTTGGAAAGTCGATCGCGCGGTCGAACCGAAGTGTCCATCGTAGCCATTCCGAATATTCTGAAGAGCCGCTTGAATCCTCCTCCGATCAATGATGGAAACAAGTCCCTTAATTGAACGGGGAAGACCAACGTAAAGGAGCACTGAATACCAAAACGGACCAAGAACAGGGCAGTGCCGGTTAAGATAGAAATTGGAACAAGCCAATTGTTGTCGCCGCCACAGAAGAGAGCCGTCATTAACAGAATCCAATGAATACCAGGAACGGAGAATGGACTTAGACAGCTGCCTCGAGCCAAGATGCCCGACAATAATCGAAGAAGCCATCTCAATGGTCTCGACATCTCCGCAGGACATAAGCTCAAACGAAATCCCGCAGTGGCGATAGGCGGACTCGATATAATCTTCTGGATTGAAGTCCCAATAGGGGGCAATAAGGGCGAGATCATCGCCTTTAACGCAGAGGCAATCGTAATCAGGGTGCCAATCACGCTCAAAACAAACTGTGGCATAAACGACAAGGTTGCCGACAGCATTTCCGATAGACGTGTTCTGTTGACCAGTCGACCGGAAATTGTCAACAGTGTATGTTTCGCCTGTTGGAGTAGAGAGCAACATAAAATCCGCGAGTCGAAAGTGAGACGGTAACATGCCTCCGTACAAGAAATCAGTGATCCGGTGTTCAGCCAGGAGGATTTGCTCAGTGATGCTGCTGTCCCAACGGGTCGCATCGAAGCTGTAGGCAGTGGTGTTTCCTCGTGAATCGGAG